ATTGGCCGGTTCTTGAAGCCACTTGAACATGTGTTGTACAAAGCTGTTGGCTCCATTGTTGGCGAAGGTACAGTGGTTACGAAGGGGTTAAACCTCATCGGAACTGCTGCTTGCCTCCGCCGCAAGTGGGAAAATTTCAAGTCTCCTGTCGGACTTGGGTTGGATGCCACAGCTTTTGATGCTCATGTTTCCCCTCAGCTCTTGAGGTGGGAGCATTCCATTTATAATGGCGTGTTCAAGAATGGCAAGCTTGCTGAGTATCTTTCCTGGCAGATTCACAATCGTGGGAAGAGCTTTTGTCCAGATGGCAAGCTCAAGTATAGGGTCGAAGGACGCAGATTCTCTGGTGACATGAATACTGGTCTGGGCAATTGTCTTATTATGTGTTCGATGGTTTATTCGTATGCTCGTGAGCGTGGCATTCGTATTAACTTGGCTAACAATGGAGACGATTGTGTTGTGTTCATGGAGCAAGAGGATCTCGAAGGGTTTGTAGATGGGATTGACGAGTGGTTTGCACAGCTTGGCTTCCGACTCACATCGTAACCTCCAGCTTACAACTTCGAGGCCATCGAATTCTGTCAAATGCATCCGGTCTTAGTTGGGGATGAGTGGCGCATGGTGCGGACTCCTAAAGTCGCTTTTGAGAAGGACACGATGTGTACCCTCACTGTCAACGATGAAGAGTATCTTTCTTGGCTTGCTGGTGTGTCTGATTGTGGTCTTGCCACAGCTTCAGGCGTTCCAGTGATGCAAGAATTTTACGTTAATTTATCCATGGCAGCGGGTGGGCGCGTGGCACCAGAGCGGCTGGTAGAGTATACTGGCATGAAGCACTTGTCTCGTGGTATGCAGTCTAAGGTAGTTCCAGTGGACGACGCTAGTAGGTATTCCTTCTGGCTGGCGTTCGGTGTGGATCCTGACACCCAGGTCGCCATTGAGCAGGAGTTGCGGCATGCCCGCAAGACTTGCTTGATCGATGGGTTCGTGGCCACCCACTGGCCTTTAGATGCATCCACACCATCAAATTATCCAAAACGAGTACTGAACAAGAAATAGCATCATGGCTAAAGGCAGTTCTCAAAACAACAAACAGGTGCAGAAGAGGAAAACTGGTGCTCTTAACCACGTCTTTAGGGGGTGTAGAGAGCCACTTCTTGTCCCTGCTCCGGGTCCAACACCCACTACCAATGCATTTTATTCTATTGCATCTTCCAGCGGCACCTCAAATGCTGCCTGGGTGCTTTGTCCGTTAGGTTTGTCCTCCGTTGTCTATGGAGGTTCCACTATCACTAACGGTTCTGTTGGTAATGTTTGTGGTCCGCCGCTCAGGGGGTTGTACAACAAAGCCACTGATTTTCAGATGTACCGCGTCACTCGTGCTAAGGTCGTGTTCGTAGGTAACCAAGGTTCCACGGTCACCGGCATAATCACTTTGGCAGGTTACACTGATCCCAGTGATTTGGAAAGTATCACGTCAGCTGTCAATGTTGCCGGACCTAACTCCCGCACGTTCGATCTTTCGAATGCTGCGAGTCGCGAGTTGTCCGTCAGCATACCGGTGGACTCATCATGGAAGCGAGTTTCTTCCATTTTGAGCACAGTTGGCAATATTTATCCTTTTTGCTCTGCTACTGCAACCACTGTCGCCAATGTCAACACTGTTTCTGATGTGGCTTTCGGAGCTATATCTTATAGTGCTGTGAATTTGGCTTCAGGTCAAAATGTTGGCTCTTTTTACATTGACTATGATGTTGAGTTCAAGGGTGTCATTGACACTGCTGTGAATTTGTAGTTGTTTTGTTCTGGTTTCTTGTTCGCTTGTTCTCTGTATTCTTGTTTTGTTAATAATGCCTTCATCCCGCTGGGTGATTGCTCAACATTGGTAGTGCGTACCATAGGCACCAAAAACACTAAACCTCTCTGTTTCGTCTTACTGGGAACATAGTGATGATGGCTACTATCACAATAGTAGAACTCCGGGAGAAATACCAACTTTGGTTGGGGGGCCTCCGCGGGAGCAGTCAGGATATATATACGCC